CCACCGCTCCAGGTGTCATCCATGCCATGGGCTGGAGACATCAGGGTCAGGATCACGAAGATCCAGCGCAAGGGCTGACCCGCCCGCCCCCGACTAGCAGCCACCAGGGTGCAAGGCCCTGGCGGGGACGACTGACACGACCGTGTCAATCGCAATACCAACCAACGAGGAGGAATCCCATGGAACAAGCGTTCCAGGAACTATTCAACAGCGAAGGGTTTGAGGAGTGGACCGTCGAAGACAGTTCAGTTCTCATCTCTCCGAACGGGCACCCCGTCGAATACGACGGTACGTCCCCGGACGGTGAGGAGAGCCCTCTGCTCGTCCTGGGGATGATCTGATGACTTGGGTCATCTACGTCCTCAGTCTGCTGGTCCTCATCACTGCATGTATCGCAATCGGGTACCTGTGGTGCTGGAGGGACCTGGACAACCAGGAGCGGGCTCGTCAGGCTGTTAGCCCAGACGATCCGTTCGGCTGGCCTCCAGAGCCCCTGAGTGACCCAGAGTGGGTCAGGCGGCAGCGTCATGGATGACTTCGACCCCCTGGCCCGACCGTTAGCACCGGTCGACCAGGGAGCCGACCACATCGACTTCGGTTGGTGTGGACGGGCAGAGTGTGGCTGCGGCCACGACTATCTGGCCGGGGTCCCCGCCCACGACGCTGAGTAACTGACCCGGACTACACTGGTCAGTGACCACGACTGACAGGAGGCTGTCAACATGACCACACCCTCGCTAGAGAACCTGGTTACGGCAGAACGTCGTATCAGGTCTGAGGTCAGGTTCGACCCGGTGGTGTTTCACGCTGCCAAGGACCTGGTCGACAATGCGTTTGTCGGTTTGCCAGGCCTGGCCGCTGCCTTCGTCCGTGAGGTCTTCACCATGATTGAGCATGACGCTGCGACCCAGTACGGTCGGGCGTTCGTTGAATCGTGGACAGACCAGGCGGGCCAGGGCGGCGTGCCAGTCGGCTAGTTCGTGGGGTGGGGGGCTGAGGAAAGAGGTTGATACAAACTGGTGACGACCGGGCACTCAACCACTCAGTGGGGCTCTATACGGGTAAGCCGGACGACAAGCCGGAAACCCAGCCTCATTACATCCCCCCCACCCCGCTTTTATCCATGGGGAGGGAGCAGAGTTCTGGGAGGTTCACTGCTCTCTCCCCGCCACGGGGTAGGTAAGGGTTCGACCAGGGAAATAACCGCATGCGGACTCCCTGGGACCGGGGTTCGACTCCCCGCTACTCCACTCCCTAATGAAGATGGAGGATCCAATGCGAATCAAGCAACATGAAGACCTGATCTTGACAGTTCGCTGTCAACAGGACCAGAAGACTGAGGCCGTCAGGCGAGTCGTATCCGACCTCGCCTCCGATCTCCACCTCGCCCTTGATCGTCGTGGCCTGCCCAGCACCGTGGTAGTTTGCTCCGGTGATGGCACACACGACAAGGTCCTTGAAACATTCAGGACCTGAGACCAGGGACCCGCTTCGCCACCGTTTTCCCCTCAGGTGGTGTGCCGGTCCCCTGGGTAGAGGCCTCCCTACGGCCCCTGCCCTGACCCCGTCCCCGCTTACCAGGAGTTCCTCCTCTCTGGTAGGCCGGGGCGGGGTCTTTTCTACGTCCCCCCACTTGACACCGATCTGTCAAAAGGAACAGCGACCCCGGCCTGGTCCTGGTCTGGGGCAGGCTGCCGCTTTGACCCGGCCATGAACAAGGACGGCATCCCGGTCAAGGGCAAGTGGGTCCAGGTGGACCTCCTGCACCCCACCCTCAAGTACCGGCTAGTGGCGTTGTTCCGGCACCCGGAGATCCAGGGGCGGATGATTGTTAGCAGTGGCGTGAGATCCTACGCAGAGCAAAAGCGACTCTACGATGGCTACAAGGCCGGGAAAAAGGGATTCAACCTCGCTGCCAACCCAGATTGGAAACGCCCCGACGGCTTCTTCGTCGGCTCGTTCCACCAACAGCAACCCGGGGACGGCTACGGCTACGCCGTGGACTTCCACATAACTGACAAGAAGTTGTCAACTGTGCGGGCCAGCGAGATAGCACAGTCCATGGGGCTGAGGCCAACAGTGAAGGGTGAGTGGTGGCACCATCAGCCCAGGGACGCTGACGGCTGGTTCCCAGCCCCGGCGTTCACCGACCCGCCGACACCCAAGATCGACTTCAAGGGCATCCTCGCTTTCGTCAAGGGTCTCCGGGAGGAGGTCACCAGGAAGCCTCTCCGACGACGGTCCAGGGGCAAGGCGGTGGAGGTGGCCCAGCGTCAGTTGGGAGCCAAGGGGTTCGACGCCGGACCCCCGGACGGTGTGTTTGGGTGGCGTACACGCAGTGCGGCGAAAAGATTTCAGAGGGCGACAGGGCTAACACCCGATGGGGTTATAGGTACCCTGACCTGGGACGCTCTCCTGGCCCCCGGTGTAGGGAAGGACGAATCCCAGGGAGCCCTGTTCTAGGGTCCACCACTTTCCCCAAAACGCTCGTTATACTGATCTGTCACTGACCAGCCACCAGGTAGGGCTCGCCTAAAGCGAGCCTGCCAGGACCAGGAGGAAGCCTTGGAGACAGAGACCCTAGCCCAGTCCATCAGCACCCCCGACCCTGATTGGGTCGCTGTGCTGCTACGAGATTACTGCGTTGACCAGGGGGATTCCTCTGTCAGCCCTGTGAGCATCCAGTTGGACCGGTTCGGGATCAACGCTCCCAAGGTCCGACACACCTGTGAGAACGCCCGCCTGGCCGGGTACTACGGGCAGGAAATCTCTGACGCTGTTCGGCACCTGTGGGCCTTCGGAATGTCCTCCCAGGACATCGCCCGGGTTCTGTCAGTGACTCCTGAGACAGTACGCCAGGTACACCGGGAGGCCCGTTGGAGCCAGGAAGAAGCCTGTTCCATCCTCCTCCACATCCAGGGATTCACCCCCCAGGAGATCAGCATGGCCCTGGGTAAGACCCGGGGCTGGGTCTACTACATCTTCGACATCCACGGTGTCACACCCAACCGCAAGAATAGGACTGCCACCGACCGGGGACAGAAACGAGAGATCATCCGCCGGTATGACATGGGCGACAATGCCAAGAGCATCGCCTCCGACCTCAACCTGGAACCACACCAGGTCTACTGGGCCGTAGCCAAGGCCCGCATGGACGGACAGAGAGTACGCACATGACCCCCAAGACCACCGGCCTGCTAGACCCCTACGAACTAAACCAGTTCGGCCCACGGGAGATCCACCAGTCCGACATCAACACCGCTGAGATTTGCCACCTGAGGCTGTCCTACTCCAAAGCCCCCGACCGGGTCTATACGTCGGACATCAACCGGGCCATGGGCACCGGCTACCACGCAGGCCTGGCCCTCTACTACATCTGTCGGATGAACGGCGACCTGGCCGACAAAGGCGACTGTGTCTCCGAAGCCCTGTCTGCTCTCCGTAGGGAGATCGCTCTCGCTGACGAGGAAATCTTCTCCTGGACCTACCAACAGGAAACCGCCCGTGAGAAGCGCATGGACCTGAACCTCAGCGAGGCTGAGAACATGCTGTCCGCCCTGATCGTGGCCTACTTCGACCAGGGTCGGGTCTGGCCAGACGAGTACGAGGTCAAGATGGTGGAGAAGTCCATCATGCTGCCCCTGTTCACAGACGACGCCCACACAGAGGGCATGTGGGCCCGGAAAGGAACCGTCGACCTGGTCCTCCAAGGCCCCGACGGCTGGCACCGGATCGTTGACCACAAGACAGCGAAGAAGAAGTGGCAGAAGAACAAGGAGAGCCACCGCAACACCCCACAGCCAGGGTTCTACATCGGAGCCCTGCAAGAAGTCCTTCAGGACGACAATGTCACGTTCACTTATGACATTGCGTCATGGAAGGGAGACTTCCAGCGGATAGATGCGCCACGCACCGTGGCTCAGGTTGACGCTGTGATGTCAAAGGCCCAGTTGACCGCTGGGTTGCTTGAAGGAAACACCTTCTTGCCAAACACAACATCGTTCCTCTGCACCGAAAGGTTCTGCGACCACTGGTTGAAGTGCCCTTACGGCGAGATCCTGGAACGAACCAACTCCTAAGGAGGAGAGCATGGCTTACAGCCCCCAAGAAAAGGCCGAAATCGTGGCCCAGGTTGCGGCGAAGGTGGCAGGTTCTATCTGCTGCGGGAACCCCGACCCGAACGTCTACCTGGCCACCGTGGAGACAGTCCACAATGACCTTGTGGCGAGGATCGCTTCGGCTACCGCTGCTGCGACTGAGGTAATCGTGACCCAGGTGTTCCCGGGAGCAACACCGGTACCAGCACCAGCACCAGCACCAGCACCAGCACCGGTACCTGTGCCGGGGCCCGCCTACGCACCACAGGTCCAGGCGGGGCCCATCAACGCCGCCTCCGCCGAGGAAGCCAAGTGGGCAGACGCTCTGGTCAACAACCCGGACAACTGGCACAACAACATTGGCGACAAGAAGTCTGCGGCTGGTCCCGACTTCCGCCACAAGACCATCCAGGGCCCACCAGACAACCACGGTAAGACCTGGAACATCGGCCTCTGGATCAAGTCAGACAAGTTCAGCACCCGGGCCCCCGACTGGGTGTTCTCACACCTGGGCCTGGACATCCCCGCCGGTTACAGCGTTTCCTAGCCGCCATGCCTGTACGCCGACTAGAGGAGGTTGGCGAGGAGTTGAGCCGGTGGGCGACATCCGGTCTGACCCGGATCCCCACCGGCTATCCCCTCTTTGACTCCAGAACAAACGGAGGCATAGCCCCCGGAGAAGTGTTCCTGTTCCTGGCCCGCACCAGTGTCGGCAAGACCTGGTGGGCTCTCAACATGATTGCCAACCAGGACGAAACCACACCGATGATCTTCTTCTCCTTGGAGATGCACGCCCGGTACATACTCCAACGCCTGGCTGGGATAGCCAGCAACACCCCGACGATTGACATTGAGCGGTCATTATCGGCAACGGGAGAAGCCGCCGGGGTGGGCATAGCGGAGAGGCGGTACCCGATGCTGGCCATAGAGGACGAGCCCGGCCTGTCGGTACGAGCCATGAGGGAGGCCCTAGAGGAGTACGCCGCCACCTTCGGTCAACCAGCCAGGCTCGCTGTCGTTGACTACATGGAACTGGTCCGGTCCCCCGGCATGACCCAGGTGGAGAACGTCGACAAACTGGGATGGTCCCTCAAGGACTTCGCACGCAAGGAGGACATCGCCCTGGTGGTCCTACACCAGGTCAAACGGGGGGACAACAACCAGGGCCACCAGCCCCTCACCATGACCGACGCCCGATTCGGTGGGGAGATGTCCGCCGACTATGTAGCGGGAGCCTTCCGGCCCTGCCTGAACCCCAACCTGAGCCCGGACATGAGGGTGGCCATGGACAACGACTTCCGGCTCCAGTTCCTCAAGACCCGCTCCTCAGGCGGGATCTACCCCGACGGTGTCCGGCACCACTTCGACACACAGACAGGGTCAATCGTCCCCATGCCCTCCGACCTACCCACCGAACAACTGGAGTTCTAATGGGTGTAGCCATGGAGAAGCAAACGGTGTACCTGGGAGCGGGCCTCATCCGGTTTGCCTGGCGCATCTACGACGACGACGTAATGGTCGATTACGCCTTCACCAAGGAGGAAGCAGAGAAGAAGGTCAGCAGCCTCCAAGAACAGAAGGAGCATCGGGATGGGGCTTAGGGCGAGGAGGGCGTTCCTGTCCTGGCTCCGGTTGGGGATGAAGAACGGGTGGATTGGCCCGCCTGTGTGCGACACCCATGATGGGACCCCGACCTCTGAGGAGGAGGACGAATGCGACTTCGACTGCTGCCTCCATGTGGTACGCCTATACACCGACCCTGAACACAAGGCAGCGGTGGAAGCAAACCACTTTATGACACAGGAACGAAAGAGGGAGTTCGGTGGAGACTGAACTGGATGAAATGAAGGAGATCGCCAGAGAGGTCCGCATGGAGACCGTCCTGGACCTTCTGTCCCTTGACCCGCCGGACAGCAGCCACAAGATCCGGTCGATCAACAACCCCGACGAGAACATACCCAGCCTCCACATCTACGAGTACGACTTCTACGACTTCTCTACCGGCGTTGGCGGCGACCAGATTGAGTTCGTGAAGTTGGTTCTGAACTGCAACTTCTGGCGTGCTTTGACATTCATCTGTCAAGCAGAGGGGATGGATGGTAAACGAGATGAGATGGCCCCCAAGGCGCTGCCCGACCTGACCGACAGGTTCAACAATGAACCGGCAGGCTGTGCCACGTTTCGGCAGAATGCCCGGGACATGGTGGCGAAGAAATGGCCCTACCTGACCCTGGACGATGTTGAGTCGTTCGGTATCAAGGTCACCCAGTATTCCCTGTGGATCCCGTTCTGGTATGAGGGCAAGATCGTAGGCATAAAGACCAGGGGCACCATGGGAGCAGACAACAAGATGAGCGTCAAAGGGAGCCGCTTTACCACGGCTTTATACAGTGTCCTGTACCGGCCAGAAGCCACCCACGCTTGGATCTGTGAGGGGGAGTCAGATACCTGGTGCCTGTCTAAGGCCCTCAAGAACGACGAACGTCACGCTGTCTACGGTGTACCGGCAGGAGCCGGGGCCATCCAAGCCCGCTGGTTCAACGGTTGGCCTTACGAGACCACGTTCCTCCTGTTGGATGACGACCTGGCCGGTCGCAGTGCCGCCGACAAGATCCGAACAGCCCTAGAAGATTACGATGTCCAAGGCATTTTCCTGCCAGGTGGACGGCTCGCAGAGGCATTGGCCGAAGGCTGGGCACCCCCAGCAGTAGACTGAAGTGCAATGTCTAACCCTGCCCGGTCCAAAGGCACCGCCTTTGAGAATGAAGTCCTTGTCGCCCTGCAAGAGATTTGGCCCGACGCCGACAGAGCCAAGGCAGGCAACAAGTCGGACGACTTCACCGGGGTACCCATCCCCGTGGAGGCCAAGCACCGGAAACAGTGGGACATACGGGAATGGGTGCGGAAGATACGGGCCGTGGCACCCGACCACCAGTGGGCCATCGTGGCTGCGGACGGGGACAGACGACTGTCGATGTCACCGGGCACCGTGGCAATCGTGGACGCAGAGTTCCTGTACGAACTACTGGAGGCCTGGGACATGCTGGGTGTGCCAGAGGAACTGGCCGATGAGTGAGCCCTACAAGCGCACCCGGGAACAGAAGGTCCACGACTTCTCCAACGCCCGGCAGTACGAGGAGTATGTAGCGGAATCCATCGGGATACCCGTTATCACCCGGTTCGACGCCACCGATGACCTGGACATCTGGGTGCCGGGTTATTACGTCGAAGTCAAAGAGAAGAACCAGAACTACACCCAACGCTGGCATCTGGTCGACGGGGTCCCCGAACGTAACCTGTTCGTAATAGACGAACTGACCATCCGGCGGGCCTGCACCAAGTACCCTCATGTGTTCTTCCTGCTCAAAGACAACGTGGGCGGGGACGAACCCCGGCTCTACATCGTCCCCATCTGGGAACTGATAGGGGTGGAGAGGGTCCGCAGGGACCGGAACGGCAAGGGCAAGTGGATCCTCAACCTAGACAACTTCACCAGGATCGCTGACGAAGCCGACATCCCCGCCTTTGCCATACTTGCCCTCGTCAAACAACTCTGGTTGACATCAGAGTGTCAAACGAGACTGGAAGTCCCAGAAGTATGAGCCTCAACACCTTTCTCATGCTCTGCAATGCCTGGATCTTCTGTAGTCTGATCTACCGCCAGATCCGGCTCCGCCGCAGAGAAGCGGAAATAGAGGAAAGCCAGTTTTGGATGGCCAAGATGAGAAAGTGGAACTGAGAGGAAACCATGGCACTTACACCGACAGGTGAAGACAGGACGATGACTAGAGAGGCGCTCCTTGCGGAGCGGGAGAAGGACGCCGCCCTGCTGAAGGCGAAGTGGAAGGCCGAACGGGAAGCCAGGGCCAAGATCGAATCCGTTATTCGTAGGACAAGCATCACTCCATGATCGTAGGGTTTGGCCACCGGGCCCAGGTGGGCAAGGACACGGCAGGGGACTGGCTGGTAAACCAGGGTTGGGAACGCCTAGCGTTCGCAGACCTGGTCCGGCAAGTCCTTTACACCCTGGACCCGGTGGTCGACCCCGTATCAACCGACTACTACTTCTGCCTCAAGAACATGGTCGACAAGATGGGCTGGGAGATAACCAAAAGCAACCAGGAAGTCCGGGGCCTACTCCAAAGGCTGGGTCACGGCCTGCGTGAGATCCTGGACCCTGCCGTGTGGTGCAGACCGGTGATCAGAGAAGCCGAACTCCTAGACGAGTCGGGCACCAACGTGGTCATCACCGATGTCCGGTACATGAACGAGGTGGAAGCCATCTGGAAAGCGGGGGGAAGGGTCTACCGGATAGACAGGGATGTGCCCATCCTCAATCACTCCGGCGAGGAACAGTTGGACGAGTTCCAGGGCTGGGACGGGGTCATTGACAACAACGGGTCAATCAACGACCTATACGGTCAGGTCAAGGCCCTGGTCATGGGATACACGCTAGATGTAGATTGACTCCATGAGTAGGGTCACCAAACTTCTCGTAGCGGTCACCGGGCTCCTCGTTGCTGTTGGCACGCTAGTAGGCACCATTAGCATGACCATCGGTAAGGGGCCGGACACCTCAGGAGGGATTACGATTGTCTTGAACAGCCCAGAGGCTTACGAGACCTTCCTCGCTGAACACCCAGCAAACGGCTGACGGAGACACCATGGGGCTAATAGCAGGTAGCGACACCTGGGCTGTTTGGACGACCCAGACAGGCACCGAAGGACACCCGACCTCGTTCCACTACGCCCCCACCGAAATGGGGTTCATCCATGAGGTCCACCCGACAGGGGAATGCCTCTGCGGGCCCCAACGGATAGATGTCTGGCATGAGACCCCCGATGGGGAGATGTTCATACCCCATTACCGGCATCAGGCCTTAGACGGTGTCTACTACGACGACCTGGAAGCCGACCCGTTTGAGGGCTAGGACGTTAGCCCGCCAACGACGGGTCGTAGTCCAGCGCACCAGGTTTGGCAAACACCGCTGGATCGCCGGTCTCCTTGAACTTCTCCATTTTTGGGTTGAGGCTCGCACCGCCTACAAAACTATTTACAGAGATGGAAGCCAAGGCCTCTCTGGTTCTCGCCGGGTCGAATGACTTGCCGCACTCCGGGCACCAGATCGTTGGGCGAGACTCAGGGTCTGGCTTGAACTCGCAGTTAGGGCAAACATCTTCGTTTGACATCGGCTAGTCAGTCAGAGATGAGGTTCCCTTGGTGCCCATCCGCTGGGCTACAACACCCTTCAGGACGGCCAACGCAGCAGCGAACCCGGCTCCTGCCATCAGTTTCCACTGGTCGACCCCAAGGTCGAACACTGAGTTGGAGGTCATGGCCCCCAGGGCAGCCTGCAAAAATGTGGCCGCCAGTCTCTCTACAAGATCCTTAGTAAACATATTTTTTTACCCCTTACCAGTTGTCGTCGTACCACTCATCGCACCAAGTCCTGGTGCGACAAGCCTGTTCGTTCATGTCGGTCCTCCACCACAAATCCCCCAACTCCCAGCCGACCTCCTCTAGCCGCTGCTGGATCGCTTCGATGTCGTCAACCCACTCTGGCTCCTTGTCGGCCAGAGCGGTGACTGAATCCTGGAGGTCCTCAAGGTCGTCAGACAGGTCCTCGTAAGCGGCCTGCTCCACAGCGACCAGGGACTGAACCATGTCGGTCGTAGCCAAATGGGACAAGTCCACGGGCTGTGGCTCCGGGATGGCCTGGATCGCTGCCAACAACTGGGTGCTGGTAACAAGGTTGCTGGTGTCTACGACCTCAATAGCCGCCACCGAATCTTCCAGTATGTCGATGCGGCTAGCGACCTGAGCGGCGTTCCAGGTGACCACAGCCGACACGGCCACAATCGACCCCACAAGGCCCAAGGTTAGTTTGGAGACCTGGACCTTCTTTAGTTGGTCAACCACATCGTCAGACATTATGACTTCGGCTGGTTCCGTTGTTTCCGCTGACGGCTCTTATACTTCATGTGCGCCTGTTTCTTATGTCCCCTAGCGCCAGCGTCCCGGGGCCGGACGCCCCCCGGCTTGTTCTTCCTGCCCTTGAGGGGAGGCGTTGTAGAAGTGGTGGTAGGCGACGGCGAGATCGCCCCGGGCTTCGGGTGTACGGCATTGAGCCATGTCCCGTCAGGCATAGCAACCTTGACGGTATGTCTTTCTTTCTTGGTCATCAGTCCGCTTTCCTTAGAACAACCGTAGCCAATAGGCGATGTCGCTTGAGCGCCTGGGATCTATCGTAGACCCCCAGGGCTCTCGTCTGGACCTGCAACACCTCATAAACCTCAGCAGCCTTAGTAATCGGCCAGTCAATGTCCTGATAGTTTACTCGCCTCTGCGTCAACGCTGCCAGGGTCCTGGCCCGCAAGGTCCCAGCCCCCGGAGCGTTCTCAGGCAGGGGGTGACCATTCAGCCCCCGTACGCTGTCCCCGCAATCTACAACGATTGACACCACCGTGTCACGCAGACCGATGGCATGGTACTTGACCTGCACAAAGTTCAGAGTCGTCGTGGCCGTGCCGCTCCCAGCGAACACGACCTTGTATTGGAGGGACCGGGACGACGACGACAGCCTCGTACTCTGAGAAGTACCGCCGACCGTGTCCAGTGTGGACAGGGTCGTATAGTCCGTCCCTTCGTTGGTCGACACATACGGGATAACCGAACAACTAGCGGCCATAGGCGTGGTCAAAACAACGATCTCATCCCAGCCCTTAGCCAGGGCGCTCCCACCGTCGATGCGGGACCCGATCAGGGTCCCAGCGGTCAGGAACGCAGTGGTCGACTCCTTCTTGATGCCATCCCCCACAACCGAATAGACGACCCTCCCGTCCCACACATCCGCCCCGTAGACATCCCCGGCGACCGCCTCGTCCGACTCAAAGAACTTCGCATACCCGCCGGTCTCCAGGTCGTAACACCCCAGGCCTGTCTTGTTCCCGGAAGTCATCTTCTTCCACCCCCAGAACACCTGGTTGTCTCTGGCAGTGAACTCGCCCACAGCATGGTCGTCGGTGGTGGCCTTGTCCGCCAGTTCAGTGATGAAGAACGGGGTTAGAGCCCCGGACTGCGGGTCGGGTACACCCCTGTAGATGTATGCGGTGCCGGTGCTGCCGGTGCTTTGCCGGTAGGCCCGCACGAAGATGGAGCCCCCAGCGGCGAACACTTCCCGGGGGGACAGACCAGGTGGCATGTCCCAGGCCACAAACGGGTACTGGGTGTTGCCGCTGCTGTCCAGGCCCAGGGGCCAGGCGTAGACCATGCCCCGGTTGCCCTTGTGGGCGCAGAAGTAGACATGCCCGTTGGCTTCAGCGAAACTCCCCACAGTCCAACCCTGACCTAACGTCAGGTGGCCCCCGGAGCGTTCCTCTGTCCCCACATCGCTTCCCCCTCCGATGGAGTAGGTGGTGAACCGGTTGGGGGTGGAAGAACTGTTGGCGATCACCCCGGCACAAATCCGGCCCGCTGCGTAGGCGACGGTGTGGGCCACCTCAGCATTCCACTGGGTGGTGATAGCAGAGGTGGTCCCCCTCAGGATCCCTTTAGTACCACAGGCCGCATACCAGTATTGACCGTCGGTTGTCAAATCTGTGATCGTTACAGCAGCACCACCGTGTTCATGGTCAACCGCTGTCCCAGCACCGGGTGTTCCCACATCGGTGAAATGGGTGAGTTGATCAGCGGCGGTCTGCACATACAGGGTTGTCCCGACCACCACCAGCCTGGGTGTAGCGAAGGTGGTATTGAACATCTCCGGGGTCGACGGCAACAACTTGATGGAGCCCGGCTCAGAGAACGGATCCAGGCCCTCGCTAGACAGGAACATCGTAGAGTCGCTGTCCTGACGGTTCAGGAACGTCTGGCCCTGGCCCCCCACCCAGGAGTCCCCCGACCCGAACGAATACCGCTCCACTGCCTGGTCGAACGGGGTGTCCCCCGTAGCCAACCGGTCAGGGATCAGAGGGATAGTGGTCTTCTCGTACCCCTCCCCCTCAGCGGTCTCCGCCAGGATGTACCCGGTGCCGTCAATGGCTATGTCGTACACCGTTCCCACAGTGGTCAACGCCGTGATGCTGGCCGGTTCCGTGAAGTCCGTTTCCAGGACAATCTCATCGGCAGCCATTACGTTGTCGGCACCCGGTTGGTGTTCCTGGCCTGAACCAGGATCTTATACTTGAAGTCGTCCAGGAACGCATAGTTCAGGACGTAGGACGTTGCCGCACTGGTGACCCACCCGGTGTCGAACAGTTCAACATCTGTCTCAAACTCCA